TTTGCTGTCCTTCAGACTTGCACACCGTATCATCCGGCAGAAGTTCCATTGCCTTGTCGATAGTTTCATAGACTACCTCCCGGCTACTGCGGTCTCAGCCTGTGCGTCGCTCATTCCAAGCCGTTTGAATGACTCTTTGAGCGCCTTCCTATCGGCTTCGGGGTCGGACTTGGTAGCCCCCATGCCCTTCACCTTGCCAGTCTCGGTTATCTTGGCAATATACTCTTTCTCTGCCGTGATAGTCTCGGTAATGCCATCAGCTTTCTCAACCCCTGCGAACTTCTCGGCAATCCTCTTCTTGGCAGCGTCCGGCAACTCGGATTTGCTTATAGCTTCGTCTATAACAGACTTGGCCTCGGCTACTCTTTGTGCCTTCTCTGCCAGGGTGATCTTACCCTTCAGCCCACTTAGCTCTGTGGTCAGTGTGGCATTGCTGGTTTCGAGTTCCTTGACCTTTTCATCTTGTTCCATATGCTTTCTAACCTCCGCTTTATATTTTATTTCGACCTCACTTTCGATAAGTTTCACCAGGTCGGCACGCCTTTCCTTGAAGGTATCCAGGTTCACCAGGTCTACATCCAGGGTAGACTCGGCTTCGTATAGTCGCACACCTCCTCCAGCTCCGGCCTCGGTCACAAAGTCAACAGACCTTGCCCTTACTATCCGTTCGATAACATTGGTCTTGACGCCTTCGATAGTGCCCTTCGAAGCTGTGCCGATTGCATTGATGGATACGCCAATGTCAGCGAGCATACCCTTATCCCGTAGCGTGGCAAGTCTCTCCTGCATCCACGGTTCCACCACGACTGCCTCACCCAGCACCGCTCCGTCCTTGCCTACATGGACATTCTTGAGGGTTGCAACCCAGTCCCGTACTGACCTCTCTGGGCGGTTCTTCTCATCGGCTTCGCTTGGATGGTCAGCATACATCTTCACGCCCTCGAACACAGCAAAGTCACGGCCCAATATCTCAGCCGGGTAATACCTCTCTTTGCTGGTATTGAGTCCGGGCTTGATGACCACGATTTGAGCATTGCCCTTGCTGCCAATAGTCGCCTCGGTTAGGGGTATGTAATCCGCTATTACAGTCCTTTGCATATTCGCCTCCTGTACCCACTTTGGAATTTCCATATCTTCAATGCCGATCTTACCATACTCGACTCGTATCTTCCTCTTAACGGCTGGTAAGTCAGCAGAGGCTATAGTTACCCTCTGGCCTCTGAATCCGCCGGGTGATAGAGCCGCTGCCGCCCGTCCCAGCTGTGCGCGGGTGACTTTCTTTTCCGCATCTTCCCATAAGCGTAACTTCCAGTCTGAGGGCTTCTCAGCGTCAGGCACATGAGCGAAAGCCTCAGCAGGATATTGCACACCGTCCTCAGTCTTGTAAGCAGCCTGTTCCTTGAGCCACATGAGTAATTCATCAGCTTCCTGCATGGAGGCCACTAGTCGGTCATCCTGGGGCGTCTCGTTGGCTAATAAGGCACCACAGGCAGCAACAAAAGCCTTGACCCTGCTATCCTCTACCCTGTTCCGCTTGCCCGCCTCCTGGATTATCTCGGCATACTTCGCTCGGAGAGATTCATTCCAGCGGGTATAACATACTGCCGTACGTTGCTTCTCATCCGGGAACTCAGTCGCCAAATCACTCATACAGCGCTGCATGAAATCTCCCTGTTTCTCATCTACTGCTGGCTTGGTTAACGGCATAATTACCTCCTGGAATAGCAGAATCCCCTCTGAATGACTCATTAGTCGATATCATTACCGGAGCCAGAGCACAACGGCAATTCGGGTGAGCTGGTGGTCTTTCATCACCACTTGAGAATACATGGTCTATCGGCACAATGCCCTCCGCCTCGTTATCCTCGCAATCAGAGCACGGATCGTGAGTCACCCACTCCTTGCCCGTGATACCCATCTCCTCAGCTCTGTCCATGAAAGCCTGTTCAAGAGCGTCACAGGTCTCTGTGCGGGCAATCATCTGTGCGCGTCCAGGTGTTATCTCATCACCTGTAAATGACTTAAATGCCGCCTTCAAGTCTCTTGCCAAGCCATCTATGCCCCGCTTCTCTTCAATCGCATTGCCGATAACCTCTGCCAGCCGTGCCTTCGTTTCCTCATTCAGCCCTGTGACAAGTGTTGCACAGTGTTGATTGGCATAGTCGATGGCCTGCTGCATTGGGGGTCCTTCAAAGAATATCGGTCTGTCTGTCAGTTTGGTCCGGCCCCATTGTACCATCTGCGCCGAGCCTCTAAGGTAGGCTGTAACCACAAAGCCATTAAGCCTCACCTGTAGACTATCCATGAAGGCAGCAAGAATAGGGTCAAGGAAATTGTCAAGGTCACTTGCTAGCGTCATCTAGTCCCTCTATGCAATAATCCACAAGACACCCGCGATAATTGCTAAAATGGCTGAGGCTCCTACTAAAATATACAGTCTGACCTCATCCGGCTTTCTTGCTTTTGCCTGTTTCGCCCTTAGTGTCTCTACGGCTTTCCGGCATACATCATCCGTTCCCATTATCCCTCCCTCACGTTATTGAGATAGATTCTCTCCAGCACGCTCCAGTCAATCGCCTGATCTAACTGCCGGAAATACCTAGCGAGTTCCCGCGCTAGCCCGTTTTCTATTTTTTGATTTGCGGGGTTCTCTAGGCTTGCAGGTATCTCCGCCTCCAAGAGTCGGGCTATCTGGTTCAACTCCTGTAGTATCTCTGCTATCAACCTCGCCCTTTCCTTTGCAGACTGGACACCTTATCTGTATCAAGCCCGCCTGATACTCTATCACCTTCCGCCCCTTGCAAGTCTCGCATCTCATGACTACCTCCATTGCTGGTTGAGAGTGCCGCCCTCAAACCCTTAACTGCTAAATATAACTTTCCTATTGACTCCTGCTTTGCTAACTCCTCTGGAGGCTGTTTCTCCTGTGGTGGTATTCCCGTAGGCATCATAATAACCTTGGGCGGAGGTGGAGGTCTGGGATTCGCTGCTATATCATCCAGGACCTCATTCACATCATCTATCCCGATTGATAAGAGCGCCTGCTGTTGTACGTCCAGACTGCCCAAGAACTCAGGGAATACTCCAGCGATCACAGAGATATTCTGTGCTAAGGCGCTTTCGTCCGCGGGCGTAATGGCGGGGAAGGCCAGGTCTACATATCGCCTCTCCTCGAGTATGCCCGCGTGCTCGAGTACCTTATCGAGTATGTCAATAAATGCGCCTCTCCAAATTGACTGATAGCTTTGGCACATCTTCATAACGGGCAATTCCACGGTCTTGGCAGTGGCAAGGTTGCCGATTGAAATATCCCCATAGTACTGTTCAGGCCAGCCTGTAGCCGAGCAGACTTGGAGTTTAAGCATCCGCCCATCCTGGTACGCTTGTGTGGCTCCGGTCTCTGTTTTTATGGGCTGTGTATCTGAACTGAGGTTTTCTACCAGCCATTGCCCGGCCCCGGCATCCTCAGCCTCAATCTGTGCCTTCGTAGCATTGACTGTAGCCTGCGTGCCTTTAAGTTTCGTGCGCCAGGCGAATTTAGATAGCGCCAGCATAATGGCAAGGCGGGCTTTCAAGAACTCCCGATATGCTTCCATGTAGCCGATAGCCGGATAGAGATAGGATACTCCCCTGATTGTTGCAAAGTCATTTATTGCCAGATGATAGACAAGTGCATCTTCGGTTGCTGTGACAGACCTGTTCATGCTGTCCAAGACTGCCTTGTTCTCCTCATTTGCGAATGAACGGTAGTAAGCCTGTTTGACCTGGCCTTGTTGATTTGTCCACTCCCGCAGGTAATACCGCACGTCATCTACGTCATCGGGGTTGCTGATAATCTGGGTTATCTCCAGTGGGTCTATGCGCCGGATGGTTGCCTCGCCAGCAGAACCCAGGAACAGGGCAAAGAATATCTCACCGTCAACCAGTAGCTTCTCGGACGATTTGTGTTGGCCTCGGGGTGATAATGCAACGGCATTCTGCTGCGCACCCCAGAACAGGGACATTATATCGTGTGTCTTCTCGTCTTCACAGCTCCACGATATACCAGTGCCGAAGACATAGTCAGTCATAAGGTGAACTGAACGGCATCCCAGCGGGTCTTTGATGGCATAATAGCGAGCCTTGGCGACTGTAGTCTTTCTTTCCTGGTCGGTTATGATCTGGTTCGCAGTAGAGAGATTTATCCAGCCCTTATCCTCCATGCCTAGCAACGCCTCAACCTCGCTGGTAGACTCCCGGAAAGCCCTGCGCAGTTCATTCATTATCGTCATAAGTTTATCCCTCTTAACAATTTCATAGAATCATAGACTTTAATTGCTTCCCTGTCGGGGCGTTGGTTCAGCCAGTTGATAGCCTGTGTTGATGAGTCCACCAAATCATCATGCTCTCCGTTAGGGAAGGATGATAATTCCTCCATGTAATCATAAAGCCATGGGGCTGATTCTGGGAGGAAAACCCGACCAGCCTCAATATAAGGTGTAACAGCATAAGCCCGTGCTGTTTTATCCGAGTCAATCTTCACAGGCAGGATAGGAATACGAGTATTTCGTTCTAACTCCTGGATTAACGACTGCCCCGATGCTTTGTCTTCCACCAAAACGACTGCTGGCTTATCCCGCCCATAGAGGGCTATCGCCGAGCGTTTAAGTTCGGGGAACTCTACCTTTTGTCGGTAGACATCTAACAGATATAATCCGGCAGTATTCTCTCCCCATATTGTGCAAACAGAAAAGTCGTTTTGTTCCTTAGTTTTGAATGCGGTATCCCAGGAATGAATCCGACGGGTGAATGTAGGTACGTCCTTGTAATAACGCCACCATTCCCGTTTGAATATATTGCCTGTGGCTATACTGGGATTGCCTTGATAGAGACTCTCGAAGGCCCTACTGCCTCTCCCGGGCTCATTGGGATCGTCTGTCTGCCCTGTTCTGATTCTCTCCAGAACTTCCAATGAATAGCGTTCCGGCCATAGTGCCTTACCGTCTTTGATTGCTGGCAAGTGGAGTATCTCCCACCTATCTGATTGAGGATCGTTTCTGGCTAGTTTTAATAGCCTACCCACCAAGTCATCATGGTGCCAACGGGTCATAACCACAATGATTCTAGCATCAGGTTGCATACGAGTGTAAAATACAGTCTGATACCATTCCCAGACCTTATCCCGCATTGTCGGGCTCGCGGCTTCTGCTGCATCCTTGATAGGATCGTCAATTATACCAATATCAAAACCTCTACCTGTCAAACCGCCCCCTATACCAACGGCATAATATGAACCCCCCATCTTAGTACCCCACTCATGGGCTGCTTGCCGCTCGGGAATAATTGCCTCTTGCGCTGCCCTCTCTGGCCTGTAGTGTAAATCTGGGAATAACCGCGTCATCTCACTGGAAATAAACACATCCCTTGCTCTACGGGAGTGAACAAGGGCTATTGATTCAGCATAGCCGGATTGTACGATGTAATCTTGGGGATGATGAGCGAGATACCAACATGGGAAGCGGAGGGAAACGAGCTCGCTTTTCCCATGACGTGGGGGCATCGTAACAATAAGCCTTTTGATCTCTCCACGCGATACCCGCTCCAGTTTGTCTGCCAATAAGACCAAGTGAGGAGCAGCCTGATAAGACGGCATCGTATACTGACAAAAAGGGATAAGGCTTTTACGAGCTTCCCGTCTCTTGAGTAGCTCCCCTGCGGCCTTGGCTGGCGATATTTCCAAGCTCATCATCGGTTAGTTGAGTGACCTCCCTCTGTGTTTCATCCACAGTAATAATTGTCTCAGGCGGCTTACCTTCCAGCCTATTGAGAACGGCATTGAGCAAAGGTATGTTAAGCGGAGTCGTTGTCCTGAGTTCCTGTACCACCTTCAAAACAATGAGGTCCATCTCGCTGGCTTCCAGTATGGAACCATCTGCCTTCCTGAATCTCTTCTTTTTGTTTATCTGATACCTGAGTTTATCCGTAAAGCACAGTTCCTTCTTCGGCCTACCCTTGCCCCTGTTGCCAAACTCGTAGAACGGATGCTCGCTATTCAGGGTAGCTTCCGCTCCTGGATTCTTCTTTCCGTACCTCTTCTTCCTCTTATCTATCTCGGTCTTGGTCTTCATCAGCCTGCTCCTGCTATGCTATATATAAGGTATATTATGACCCTGCCAGCTCCGGAAGGTAAGGGAGAGAGGAAAAGGACCGAAGCTAGCAGGGATACTACCTAACGGGTTATCACGTTGATATCACTGTCCTAGATAATGTTATCTCAGGCGTGATAAGAAAGTCCCTATGAGTGATAACGTTATCATCTACGGTTATGTTGATATCACTGCCTGAGACAATGTTATCACTCGCAGGGACAACGTTACCACGCATAGTGACTTCCTTACCACTCATAGGGACAACGTTATCACTGTCTGGGACTTCCTTACCACTCATAGGGACAACGTTATCACTGTCTGGGACTTCCTTACCACTCATAGGGACAACGTTATCACTGTC